TCCAGCCGCTGTTCCATGGCGACCAGTTTTGCGTCCATCTTGTCGTCCAGCCGCTGTTCCATGGCGACCAGTTTTGCGTCCATCCTGTCGTCCAGCCGCTGTTCCATGGCGACCAGTTTCTCGTCAAATTTCTGTTCCATAGCAGACAGCTTGGTATCGAGCTTTTCGTCCAGCTTCTTATCCAACTGCCTGTCCATCAACTGCGCGATTGCCTGCAAATCTCTTTCGTCCAACATTCTGCATCCCTCCTTGAAGCTATTATACGGTGCCGATGTGTGCTTGTCAAGGTGCGGCGTTCCATATCTCTTTCAGCTTACAACAGCGCGGACAATTACTTGCAGCGGATAACCGTCCGATCATTGGAAATTCGCGCCTCTTACCAGCGCAGCACACATTTGCCAGCAGCGCCTTTAAACTTCCAGTACAAATAATACCTGTTTTTCCCGTCCAAAGCGATTGTACCTGTAGAGGATTGCCGGTTCAGCTTCATTAACGGTTTCTTTTTTGCGTCCAGCAGGAGCACCTCTGCGTTTCCCTTTGACAACTGTGCATCAAGGGTAAATTTATATGTCCTGCTTTCAGAAAACCTTCCCATATGCCTGACCCAGCCGGTACAGGAGTCCAAATGTAGCGCGACAAGATATTTGAGAAATACGGACAACGAAAATGAGAAAAATGAATTGATTTCTCAGAAGAAATTCTAAGCCCGCCTGTTATGAGCAGACGGGCTTAGGCTTGTTAATGGGATAGGACTATAGTTATTTTCTGCTCAGCTCAGATTTTGACTTCCAGTGTCTCCAGGATGTCATCCACCTCCTCACGGAGTTTGGCAGGCACCTGCTCCAAGGTCTTCTTGCCCTTGACAATCAGCGTAGCGTACACAACGGCCATGGTCTGCACCTCCTTCCTGAGCAAGATTTTCAGCAGAGCTTCACGAAGAGGATTCATCTGCCGTCTCCATGCTGTTCAGCATCTGCTCATATACGTCGCAGAGGGCAAGGTTCGTGTTATCAACCTCTTCCTCCAGAGACTGCATCTTTGCTTTCAGGGCTTCGTTTTCCGCCTGAAGTTCAGCCCTCGTTTTCTGCCTGCGGTTTTTGATGGAATCCTTGCGAATGATAGTTAAGCCCATCACTGAAAACCTCCCTGAATCGAAGTAATATAACCGCCCTGACCGCTGGGGCCTCTGCTGACCGACAAGCGGAAGTTGAAGCCATGTCCGCTGGTCGGTTTGTGTTTGAAGACAACATTCGCTCCGGAACGTACTGCGGATGTACAATCTTCCCAGACGGGCGCAGCAGCCAAGGCGTTATTGGTTACCTCCACGGTGTAATCTGCATCCGCTGGAATATTTCCGCCGACAGACAATGCACAGACCGTAATTGGTGCGTCAGCAGGCAGTGGTTCGGCCAAAGTTACGCTTGCCGACGTTACGCTTTTGCTGAAAGTCAGCTTGTGAACGGACTGCTCTTTACCGTCGCTGGCAGTGATAGTCAGATTATGCTGGCCGTTAAGGACCTGCATGAAAGCCGTGCCGGTGAGATTAATCGTTTGGCTTTTTCCGCTGCTGGTCTGAAAAGTCCGTAAGGTCTTGCTGTCAATCGCTTCGGTGATAGTAATCGTATCGCCGTCCTCATCGCTGACGCTGTAGGGCACTGTAAAGCCTTCCGATTTCACGCCCAAGGCTCCAGCAGTACAGGAAATAACCGGAGCGGTATTGTTGTTGACTGTACGGGTTTCGGAGGTCGTATAGGGTCCGTAGGCTGACAGCGTATCATAGGCCCGGACACGGTAGGCCACGGTTTGGAGACCCTTGGGTACGCTGTCGGTATAGGTCAGGGCCGTGCCCCGATAGATTTCGGACCATGTACCGCCGTTATTCTGCCGCTCCAGAGCATAACCGGAGAGATTACCGTCGGAGTCTGTTCCGGCGGTCCAGGAGATTGTCAAGGGCTTGCCGCCATTCACCGTTATGGGTACGCTGATAGACCCAGGAGCCGTAGGAGCGCGGTTGTTGATGACACTGATGTTACTGCTGGTACGCCAGCCAGAATGCAGTCCTTCGCTGTCATAAGCCCGGACACGATACATAACGGAAGCTGTCCCGAAAGCAACGGTATTAGTGGTACTCTGTGCGTTGCCCTGATAAATTTGAGTCCAAGTACTGCCGCCGTCTGTGGACCGTTCCACTTTGTAGCCTTCCAGATTATCCTCTGCATCAGTACTGGCAGACCAGGATATGGTTACACTGCTGCCTCCGTTAATCTGGGTCGGGACAACGATTTCACCAGGGACTGACGGAGCTGAATTGATTATAATTTCTCCAGAATCACTGACATACAGAGTTGACGGCAGAACAAATGCAGGGCGAACCGCATAAGAACCTGTTGGAGGCGCATTGGTACCGGTTCCGCCAGACTCAATTACCTCAACAGCGTATCTTCCATTGGCCGTATACCATGAGCGCGTCCACCAACTGCCGTCATCGCCGTTATCGAAGTATGCTTTGCGCTTATTGTTTGTTGAAAAATAGGCAATACGCGAACCATCTTCAAGCGATCCGATTCCTACCTCGATGGCAGAAAGTAAGAAAATATGTGTATTGACTGTAGATACTCCAGATGCGGTTTTGTACGGAAGTGCTACTTGCTTAATCTGGTTCCGGATCGGCTCAGCAATTGTTTTAAAAAAAGAATTATTAAGGTTGCCATAAATTGTACTGGAAGGAAAAGGAGACGTATTGCTTCCTGCCCACGTTTGATTTGGAAGAAGTGTTTTTCTCAGCAGCCATGTACCATTGCAAGATTCATCATACTTGCTGGATGGCCGTCCATGAACCAATATCATATAGTCTACAAGAATTCCATTTTCTTTCACTTTGACAATGCTGCCAATTGCCTTACTTCCTAAAGTTGTTGCCATATCTCAGCTCCTCCTAAAATTCCAGCCTTGCCAGCGCCGTATTATGGACCCCCGCCGCCGTCAAGCCACCCAGACTTCCGAACGTCACCGTGAAGGGATTGCCGGAAATATCCGTGGCATACATCAGTTCCAGTAGGCTCAGCCGGGCATCCAGACCCGCGCAGGTCTCACGCAGATTCGGATGTGCTTCCGGGTCGGTGTTATGGGCGGCGATGGACGTCTTTACATGGTCCTCCAGCTCTTTCCGGCTGACCATATCCAGAGTGGGATTGATAACAAATTCCAGCACTGACGCGTCTGCCAGCAGCAAGTGCATGGTTACCGTCAGCCTGCCGGAGACACCCTGCGAAATTGAGGCTTTTTCGGTATCCGGAGTATTTCCCACAGCAATCAGTACACCGGAATCACTGAATAAGCCCAGTTCCCGGATAGTGAAACCGCCTACGTCGTCTGGAAGAGTGAACTTGATGTCAATCATGTTCGGCGTAGAGGGATTCAGTTCCGCAGAGGCAATTTCTCCGCGCCAGAGTTCATGAACCAGAGTCGTCTGTTCCCGACCGGGCGCGGTACACTGTCCGTTGCCATCGCCAGCCGCGGCCCAGACTACCGGCTGTTTCCGTCCTTCCAGAAGAGCGGCGGCAATTAACTCTGCCCCGGCGTCAGTAATGATGGTGCCGTATGGATTCATTCGGTTTCCTCCTTAGCAGTTTGAACAGGCCACAGTTCCAGTGCTGCGTGATACTCCAAAAGCACACTGCCGACAGCGGATGCCGCAGCTTCCATTTCATTTACAACCTGGGGCCATACTTCCAGAGCTGCATTCAGTTCAGAGTGAGCGGCAATATTCAGGGTGGCAGGGCTGGTTTCCAATGAAAATACGATATACGCCAACCTGCTGGACGCCTCTTTTACCTTTTGAATTTCTCTGAAAATCAGGTAAGGACTCTGAAGCGCGTTTTCATTACCCAGACCCAGATGAACAATAAACTCCGCCCACCTGTCCGGGTCATTCAAGTAACAGGGTTCAACCAGACATTGTTCATATCCCAGCGCTGCCATAGCGTATGTAATCCCCCGAACCGTCCCCGCCCAACTTGAAATGATACCCTTCATGGAAAGACGGGTGCGGTAGGCTTCAGCGTCCTCGCCTGTCAGCCGGGGCATATCCCTGTCCTGTCCGTGTACCGGAAGCATGATTTCCGATGCGCTGGCTACGTTGGATTCTGCCCGGACCCGGAAAACCATGGCCTTCAGTCCGTCAAATTCCCTGCCCAGAACCCGGAAGAAAATCGCGAACTGATTGACAGTCCGGCGTCCCTTCCGAAGCGGCGCAAACAGAAGGTCAAACATGTACTCACCAAAGGCATCGAACCGCTTCATCCGCTGTTCACTCCCTTCTGACCTCTACAGATACAGCGCCAAGGATGATAACCTTGTCCTTCTCCAGCCGGACGTCCTGTGCCGGTTCCGTAACCTTGACGTTGACAGCTTCCTGACAGCCGCTCCGGATTGCGTGGTTGACGTCCGAAAGAGTCAGCTCGCAGAGTTTACGTCCCTTGCGAACGGCCAGCAGTTCAGCAAGAATCGCCTGCACTTTGGCCTTGATTTCCTCGTCTGACGCCGTGTTTGCCGTGACTGTCACTGCAATATCCTGTGTAACTGTCACAGAAGACTTTACCAGTATGTTGTCATATGGCCCGGCAATTTTCCCGACGGCTTCCCGAACAAGATTCAGAAGTCCTTCCGTTGCCTCGCCTGCTGTGCCGGTTACGATAACATCTACCGTGCCTTGTCCCCGTGGATGCTCGCAATCCGCCTGCGCAAACAGAACGCCCGGAACGCTTTCCGCTGCATTGATAAAGGTATCCTCCGTCGCCCTCTGCGCCAGCTCCGACCATGACCGAAGTGTCCTCGTTCTGGCACTTTCATCGTCTTCGGCGTCACTGCCCTCACGGATAATCCAGTCTGCTCCGTTGCTGATTTCCACTTCGCCAATATAGGTCAGGGATGTGGATATCTGTCCCTGGGGCACATTGTACCTGCTGCCCTCGGTTTCGGCTTCCACCAGCACATCCACAGCGCCGGTCCCTTTTTGCAGAACTGCGGCTTCCAGAGTGAAGAACCGGAGTTCGTCGCCGTTGATATCCAGACTGGTTTTGAATACCTGGCCTTTTGCAATCTTGACGGCTTCTCCCTCCATATCCAGGCGGCGGACCGTCACCAGTCCTTGTGTCTTCTGAGCTGCTTTGCGCTTTTTGGAGTAGTCCGCCATCTTCAGGTCGAGCCATACGCCGGACGCATGAGATACAAACATATTGTTCAGCACCAGCCGGAGCAGTTCAATCAGTTCGATTTTTATGCGGAGCGCAATCATAAGCATGGTATGGAACACGCCACCGGAATGGAAATTGGTAATAACAAATCCTGCGTCCTTGAGTTCCTGCACCTTTTTGTCCCGCAGCTCTTCCAGGTCCGGAACCGGAAGAACGGCGTCCAGAATGCTTTTATCAATCATTCCAGTACCTCCACACTGACAGCGTCAATTACCGCATTGATTGTACAGGCCGTATCCTCTCCGGAAAAACGGAAGGAACACTGCACCTGAAAGGTATCGTCTCTGTAATCAATTCTTATATTGATTGTCTCCGAAAGAATGATTTCTCTCTTTTGCAGTTTGCTCCGTATCCGCTGGGTAATCTCAAGCCGGGTCAGTTCGCTGTCCTCCGACTGAATGAAGTCATAAAGCCCCCAGCCGAATTCCAGGTCGTAAAAGAGGTCACCCGGCTGTGTCAGGGCTTCCAGGACAATGTTCTGGTATAGGCAGTCCAGACCGGAACAGAGCGGAGCGTCGCCGTCTGCCGCCCGTGTGAGCTGCCATGCGGTATCCAGGCGGATGTCTGAATCATGCAGTCCTGTCACAGATACACCTCCTCCAGAATCACCGGCGTAAGCTCTCCATAGGGAAAGGCAACAGAAATCACAGTTTCTTCCCGGAAGCTCTTTTTTGACCTGACCTGAGGAAGGCCGGGAAATGTTTCATCCGGATTCCCGAAGCGGTCGAGAACTGTCAGCCGGTATTCCAGCCAATCTCCCGCCGGTCTGACGGAAACGACCCTGGCATAGACCACCGCAGGGACCTTCAGATGGGGATAGTCCGCGGCTACAGTTTTCCTGATAACCGCCCTGACCATTTCTTCAAGCATCCTCGCCGCCCCCTTCCAGACAGTCAGAAATAGATATAAGTACGGATAAAGCCGGAATCATTGGTGGAAAAGAGCACCTTTGAAACTTCCTGTTCTCCGTTGATTTTGGGATGCTTTACATTAATTTTATGGGAATGCTTAACAAAGGGCGCGGAAACAGTTTCAAGCTCCCAGACGCCGCCCGTTCGGTTCAGGCTGATGATATTGACGCCGTATTCAAAAGTATAGACCGCACGCTGTTCCGGCTTTGTGTCCCAATAAAATGTCCCGCCGGAAAAGAAAAAGGGAACCTTCAATCCCCAGGCCGCATTGACGGTGTTGATTGCCTGTACCGCATTCTGTTCCCTGATGGGCAGCATCCGCCGTCTTGGATAGTTCTTTGCGGAGAGCTTCATTTCAGACAGTCCCGCCCGGCTCAGGAAACAGGCGATTAACTCCTGCGGCGTGGTGTTCAGGAATGTGTCATTGATAACCGTTTCCTCCAGAAGCAGCATTTCATCCTTCAGAACAATTTCGTTGGCACAGGTGCCTCCGTCATACGGTCTGGAAACAAAACCTGTAAACACATTCTCCAGAGAATCACCATAGCCCATCTGAATTGTGCCGAGTGCTTTTCTTTCGATGTTGATTTCCGGACGGAACTGTTCTGTAAAACGTATCTTGGCCCAATCGAAATAAGAAGCCCTGGCAGAAGATATCTCAACCTCAATACCTTTGTCAAAGAGATATCCTCCGGCCTGAACTTCAATCCGTGGATAATAGAGTTCGGTCGTTTCCAAAGAAGGACCTCCTTAATAAGGCATTTTCTTGATTTTGCTCATGGCTCTGCCAGCCGACGCGTCGTCAACTGCGGGAGACCTGCTTCGTTTGACAGTCAAAGGCGCTTTCTTCTTGCCGGTGACAGACGTCGGAGAGGTTCCACGGTCCGCCAGATAATCCTGGTAATTGACGCTGAGATTACCGGACGCCGCTGCGGTCGATGTACTGCCAGCAGATTTGCTCCCGGCGCTTCCGGAACTTCCAGTGCCGGAGGAACGGCTGGAACTCCGGACGGCTGTGATGGTCTGAGGAATGTATTCCCACAGTTCCAGAACGGCGGTGAGCTGTGCTCGTTTGTTTTCGCCTTTGTGAGTCAGTTTCTTGAAGATAACCCTTTCAATCCCATGCGCGGCAGTATCTTCGCAGACAATCGAAATCGGCTGTGGTACAGTCTGCCCCGGAGTACGGAACAACTCCCGCAGGACGGCGTAACGCTCAAACCTGGTCTGGGTTTCAGTGTCGTCAATCAACAGCTCAATATTGATTTTGGCGTCTTCGTAGCCGGTGGCCTGTTTCGGTCTGGACGCACTGCCTTCCACTTCCTGCTCGACCACCTTTGCCGTTTCTGTCACCTCAATGCTTTTGACAAGGCCAGGAAGGACCACGCCGCCCAGCTTGATGCGTTCGTCTTCCACAAAGAGCATAACCGGCCTCCTCCTTTACACCGGACCGAAAGCGGCGTCCGGGTCATTGTCGCCATTGCCGTTGCTGTAGTCCTCCACCTCTTTCAAAAGATTCATAAGCATTTGCAGATCTTTGATTTTCTTCAGATCTACCTGCATAATCAGCTTTTGAATAATGACCTGTTTTCCGCTGTCCGTACGTTCATGTCCGGCGGAGTCGGTATCCTCATTTTCCTCTCTGGCGCTTATACCAACCTTCCCGACCGGTTCACGTTCCAGAGTGTTCCGCGCCTGCCGGAGACCCTGCTCCATTACTTCAGCGGGCGCGTCCTGGGCCAGCGTCAGACCGTGGGCATAGGTGGTCATGGTGCGCTGTCCGGAGAGAGTCAGTGTAGACAGAGGACCTTCCCGCGCGTCTGAAAACGGGAGAAGATTGCGAATACGCTGCAATCCGCCTCGGACCGCCTCCACCGCGCCGGAAAACGCCGAACGGATACCGCTTGTAAAGGTGCTGACAATCTTTCCGCCGGAATTGAAGAACCAGGATGCGGCGTTTGAGACAATCCCTTTTATCCGATCCAGGCCAGCCGTAAATGCAGAACCCGCTTCTGAAAATTTCTGCCCGACTCCCTGTACAATGCCGCCCATAGCAGATGCGAATTTGCCGCGGATTTCAGAAAGCCTCCCGCCTGTGAGGTTGTCCAGGAAAGTAAAGCCTGTCGTGTAGTAACCCTTGACGCCTTCAACAGCCGCGGATGCGATTCCACAGATACCGCCGCCATGCGCTTCATAGGCAGTCTTCATATTGTTCAGCTTTTCAGAAACCGCAGACCGCGCAGCATCCAGCACGGAACCAACAGCAGAGCCTATCATCCCGAAAGCGCCGGTTATAAAGCTGACAGCGGCGTCAAATTTCTCCTGAAGTCCGTCCAGTATCCCCATAACGCCATTACGGAACCACTCGCATTTGTTCCATAGCAGAACCAGCGCCGCAATCAACGCCACGATACCGATAACCACCCATGTAACCGGATTGGCCAGCAGCGCCGCAGTAAAGCTCCATACAGAGGAAATCAGCGGAGCCAATGCGGAGGCCGCGGCTGTAATCGCCTGCTTTGCCATTGCCGCCAGACTGAGCGTTATATTCCTGACTGCCGATACCGCAGAAACCGCCGCACCTTTCGCCATACTGAAAAGAGAACTGCCAACGTTCCTGACCGCGCTGACCGCAACACCGCCAGCCGTCCGGATTCTGGCAAAGCCTGCCCGGACCGCGTCCCCAGCAAACATGGCGTAGAGCTGCATGGTTTCCAGCGCGGACGGAATCAGTCTGATTGCAGCAACAAAGATTTTCCCCATTGCCGCCGTCCGTGTAAAGACAAGCCCTATTCCGGAAACTACCGTAATAGCTGTTCCCGCCACCGCAAGAAACCCGCCGACAGCCAGAGCGATTATCATAAAGGTTCTCACAAGCTCCTGATTCTCTTCAATCCAGGACGCCATTTTTCCGAGAAGCTGTTCCCCTCTGTCCATAAGGTCGTTGACCGCCGGAAGAAGCGTACTGCCTATTGATTCCGTCACATTGTGGATACGCTGTTGCAGTCGCTCAAAACGTTCCGGTTCCGTTTCCTGCATAGCGGACGCCATCTCCTGTGCTACGCTGGTTCCCTGTCCCATAGCGTCATAGAGATTCAGTATATTGTCCTGCAAGTCGCCTGTCTTGGAATACAGCAGGTCAATCAGAGCGACGGCTTCCGTATCGCCGAACGCCTTTTGCAGCTCCATTTTCTCTGCGGCGTCCATCGTCTCGCCGAACTTGCTCCGAAGCCGGTCCAGGATTTCCGGCATGGACAGAAGTTGATTGTTGGCGTCCAGGAAAGAAAGCCCCAGCGCCTCACCGCCCTTGGCCGCAGAACGGAGGAAGGCTTTGTATTTTGTACCGGCTTCCGCACCGCCCATCGTGGCCTGAAGCATTCCCAGAATGGCAAGCTGTTCTTCCAAAGGTACGTTCGCCGTAGTTGCCGACGCGCCCAGACTTTGGATGCTCTGGGCCATACCGGAACCGGAGGTCTTGAAGGCCCGGACGCTGGCGGCAATCCCTGCGGAGAACAGCTCGCCAAACTGAATATCAGAAAGGTCATCGTAGTATCCCTTGTAGATACCATAGCCCGTGGCAAACAGGGACGTCATTTCTGCCGCTGTGAATTTGGTAGATTTTGCGGTCAGCGCTGCCAGGGCGGTAAATTCGGCTACGCCTTCGTCTGACAGAGACGCAATGCCGCTTTTGATATCGTAAGCCGCAGTAATAAAATCAGCTTTGGTGACACCGCTCCACTGGTCGGAAAAACTGCGGGCCGCATTTTCAAGAGCATCCAGATTTTCCACACCCAGGGAAGACAGTTCACCCAAAGCCTTCCGCGTCTCGAATGTGGCTTCCACCGGGGCCAGCACCGCGCCGGTAATCTGGGCACCCATTTCCTGCATAGCGACGCCTGTTTTGAGTGTCGCGCCCAATGTCTGACTCAGCGCGTCCAGCCTGGCAACATCCGCCCCCACCCGTGAGGCGATGCCTGCCGTGGGTCCGGAGAGATGGTCCACCATATTCATAATAAGGGAGAGCTTGAATACGGATTCCAGACTCACAGGACGTTCACCTCCGGCTACTCCTGAAATACTTTGACGATAGCCCGGGCAAGAATGTCCTCTTCCATCTCCTGGACTATTCGGGCCTTTGCAACATAATCCAGAAAATGCCCGATATCGTCCATCTTCTGCGGGTCAAAATCCTCCAAGAGAGGCGGAGGCAGAAAACGGTAGATTTCAAGAAGCCCCCGTTCCACAACGCTTTCCCGTATCTCCGCGACCCGTTCTCTCAGAGTCTCTTCAAATTTACAGAATCCGTCAGCCCCAGAATCTCCGTCAGCTTATTGCCGACCGTGATGCCGACACCGGGATATTCCTCCATGTCAGCGGTCAGGCGTTCCTTGTCTTCCTCCACTACAGCGTCCAGAAGGAAAACCCGGCTTGCTTTGGTGACGCCCGTCTTTGCCGCCGTTCTGACATAGCGGTCATAGCTGGCGATGGAGGGCTTTCTGAAACGGTAGGCAAATTCCTGCTCGTGGTCGTCGTCCGCGGGAATGGTGATGCCTACCCTGTAGACCCGGCCGTATTTTTCCTTCAGCTCAGAATCGCTGCTTCCGAAGGCTGCTTCCCGGGTAACCGTGAGGTTCTTTTTTACGTCGTCCATAACACTGCTCCTTCTCAAATTTGTTGTCTCTGTATTCAGGCCGGTTCCACGCCGTCAGTGATAATCCCGCCAACTATCATCATATCCATATCCACTGACAGGCTCTTGTCACCCTGTGCGGCTTTATGGGTGCGCTTGATGAACCTGACCTTTTTCAGCTCGTCCATATGGGTGCGTTCTCCTTCATTGGCGTAGGAGACCACGATGGAGGGAATCATCAAATCATAAAAGGTCTTACTTTGGGCCTTGCACCATGCCAGAAATTCCTCGTAGTCGTCCCGGAGAAGGGTGAGCTTCCCGGAGGACTTGTAATTTCCGGTGCCGAAGCCGCGGGGCCGGTGTCCGTAACCATAGGACTCTTCCGCTTCCATTTCGTCGTCATAGCTGACCTCCTGCACCACAAGGGCAAGACCGGGAAGTTTCACATCCACGTCGCCCCAGTCGTAGGCTTTGCCGTTTACTTTGATGCTCACAGGCTATCCTCCCCTCGTCATACGCTGATGGGTGCGCGGCCCAGATCAATCTCAACCTCCCGGATGTAGCCGCGGGACAGATACCGGATTTTCACCCGCATAGTCTCATCTTCCAGAAAAGTCTTCTCGTGGCCGTCCAGAACCACAATCTCATAAGAGCTGATTTCTTTGCTGTCCACCATACGGTCCAGGGGCGCAGCAATGAACTTCGCCCGGGCCTCCAGCTCGCCCTGGACATCCGTCAGGTCGATGTCGTCGTTCTTGAACAGCAAGGCTTTCTTCCGGGTCTCCCGAATAATCTTGTTCCGTACCCGCACGTCTTCAGCGTAACGGTAATCACTGCCGTCCGGACACATCATTTTCGTATGATAGACATAGCGGTCCGCCAGCCCGTCATACTCACGGAACGTCAGATATCCGGCCAGGTCCAGAAGCTCAATGACGCTGCTGTCATAGCCCTCCGGAAGCAGTTCCAGAAGTTTCGTCTCCGGAAATCCACAGCCTGCTTCGGGCTGGGTTTTTCCAATCGAAATCTGTACCGGGACCTTTGCATAGCGTCCGGAAACCAGACCTGCCAGATTAGCGGTCCGCGTAACGCCGTCCAGCCGGACAATACGCCCCCATGCCGCGCAGACCTGAATGTCCGTGTTCCGGATTTTCTTTCTGTCCGCTTCCATCTGAAAGGCCCAGTTGTAAAGGTCGCCGCTCTCCTGGGGATACGCGGCCTCCAGAAGAACAAACGCAGGCTTGTGGTATACGCTCATCAATTCCTGCTGGGCTTCGCTCATGGCCTGCCAGAGGGGAAGGGTGCTTTCGCCGACAATGTGAATAAACTCAAATTCTTCCGTGAACTCCTTCAGACGGTCCACCGCTGCCAGCACGTCGCCGTTGGTCATAGCGGGGGCCGTGGAGCTGAACCGGAAGCTGTCGCCCACCAGGAAAGAACCTGCCTGCTGTCCGCTTTCCGGCGTCTCCGCGAATTGAATGGTCAGACCCGTTCCTTCCAGGGCATAGGAGCCGGTAACAGGAACGGTAATCTCATCGGTATAGCTGTAACCTCCGTTGATGGATGCCCTGAAAGCCGCTGTATTCAGTCCACCCTGGGCGGTGATTTCCACAATCACATCAAAGGCGTTGGTGGGAGCGCCTTCCACATTCAGACTCCCGCCGCCTGTACCCGACTTGACCACGCTGCCCAGAGTCCCCGCCGTGGAAGCTGCAACAGGAAAGCAGAAGATGCGTCCCGCGCCGCTCTGCACGGCATCCATGGCAGCGTCAGCCAACGGAGAAAGCCCCAGCCGTTCTTTGATTTTCGCGGCGTCCATACTGCCTGTGATAATCACCGGCTTGTCAGACGCTACAGGGGATGCGCCTATCTTGACGCTCAGTCCATCGCCGGTCGCAGTGGCAAAACCAAGCTGACCGTCGGAAATAATAGTTTTTACATCCCTAAGCATGGCGGTCCTCCTTCCGCCGTTCGTTCATGGGCGCTCTGGTGAAATTGCCGACGGCCTGAAGGAAGTCTTCCTCCGTCATGGCTCTGCCGGGATTCCAGCCGTTGGCGGCGCACACTCCGGCAAAGACGGGCCGTGAAATTCTGTGCCGCGCCTGGAGGTCTTCAATTGTCATCAGCGCCGGTTCTGCCTGACGGACGTCCGCCGCTGTTGCTTTACTGGCCATTTGCAGTCTCCTTTCCATTTTTTCGTTCGACCTCCACCAGCTCAATGCGGGTCAGAGGTCCGAAGTCCGTATCCCTGTAGACGCCTCCGTGGAAGGTAACGCTTACCTGAACAGCAACCTGGGCCTTGAGAATAGAATCGTCCCTGTCCACCCAATCCGCTCCATCTACATCAATAGAAACAAAGTTGCCGCCAACATAGATGCCAGGGTCCAGGGAGGAAATGAAGCGCTCGAAAATTGCTTCTGCGCTGTCGTCACTGTAATCGCCGATAATTACCGTAAAAGTGAGGTCCCGGTCAAAAACCCTGCGCCGTTTGTGTTTCGCTCCCTCTTCGTCTCTGAATCGTTTTTTGGAGCCGTTTCGGGCACAGACTTCCCGTTCAAACAGGACCGCTCCGATATGGGATTCCTGGCTTTTCTCCAGTGACTTCCGCGTGGTGTATGGGTTGGACCTGAGCCCCGCTGCCTTGAGCCTGTCAAGAAGGTACTGCTTTGCTTCGGTGTAGAGCAACGTTAATCCTCCCTTCCGACGAATTCTTCTACAGTCGCTTTCATCTCCCGCATATCTTCCTCAGACAGACCCAGGAACGGACGGGCAGGAATAGCGATGCGGACCTTCTTCTTGGACACCCAGCGGCCATTGACCTGAAACCGCAGGGCTTTCTTCCTTCTGGCACGGATGGTACGTCCCGGCTCGCCGAACTGATGTGTAGCGGCATGTTTGACGTTGGTGCCTACCGCAAAGCCGGAGGCGTCTGACCGCGCATGGATGGAATTGCGGAGCTGTGCGGTCTGAATCAAAGTCCGCCCACCCTCCTGCGCCGCCCGGATGGAGGTACGCCAGCGCCGTCCATCGGGGGCCTTGCTCTGCCGGAAGCGTTCCAGCGTGGATTCGCGGACACCTTCGGCCAGTGCTGCATTGATACCGCGACGGTCAATTTCAGAGAAGTGTCGTATCCTCCGGAGTATCGCCTGGGTATCGCCGTCAAGCCGGATATCGTACATGAACTACATCCCCCTCATCTGCTCACGGGTGAACAGTCTGGGATTGGAGCTGGCAGAAAATCCGATTGCCGCCGCGCTGGACGGGTCCCCGCCGGCGTCCGCTCCTATGGAAACCCTGCCATCCGCCACCAAAGTAAGGAACTTGATTGCGGCATTATACCGGTTAAGATAGGTTTTTTCTCCTGTGTCTTCATCAATGCCGATACGGGAGAACAGATTATAAATTGCAATGTCCTTGGAGAACTTGTTGATAACCTTCGGCACAGGCAGGAGCGGAACGGCGTACCTTTTGGCAAGATAACCGTCAATCTCGCCGTCCGCGTCCGCTATGGCCTCGTCAATCAGAGGCGCAACCAACTCTTCACGCCGCGCGGGTTCTTCAATAAAGGTGTCCCCGATTACTGCGTTGAGGGCGTCGTCCTTTATCATCTCCCGGACTTCCGCTCTGGTGCTGTAGCTCATGCCGTCATTCCTCTTTGTCAGGAGGATGTCCCGGTGCCGTCGGAACCGAAGGCCATCTGCCAGAAGCCGAAGCCTGCGTTCCCCCGGCTGTCTGCTCCATAAAGGAACTGCTTCTTCATGAACACGTTCTCGTCGGTCTCCTGAGTCTTGGATACGAACCTGGCCATCTTCCGCTGCTGGTAAATCAGCGGCTTCACGGGCCGGTTGGTGCAGAGCAGGAACCAGAAGGAATCATGACCGGCGAGCTGGGGAACGACCACAGGCTTCGCGGTACCCTGCATAGTGTTCTTGGTGCCGTTCACAAAGTCAGCGACCAGGATGTCCCGTGCCTCCTTCTCCAGCGCGGGCGGGACGACCAGCTTCTCCGGAACAAGGTTCAGGGCCCGTCCCTTGCTGTTGGTGAGGGACATGATTGCTGTGCGGGCCTTGATATAGGCGTCCATGCTCAGCTTATCGTGACTCATGTTGGATACGGTCTTCTCACCAATTTTGTGGGCTGCGGAGAAGAACGGCTGACCATCGAAGCACTTCTCCGTGAAGCCGGAGGCCAGCAGCTTGAATATCAGCTCGTCCGGATGCACCGCCGCCGACTGCGCAAGCATCTGGATGGAGACGTTATAGAGGCCGAGTTTGTCATCCTCTACAGCATTGCGGTCAACGCCCACAGTCAGCTCGAAGTCCTTGTTGCGGATGACATAGCCGCTGGCGGCAAGATTCTGCACTTCGCGGTCGCCAATCCACTCCCTCATGCCGGGAATATCGCCCAGCCATGTATAAGTCTCCGACTCCGTGGTAGAGGGGATAACGGAGGCAATCTCCGTATACATCGGCTGCACTTCTGTCAGGGCTTTGTTGAAAATGGTATTAAATGCGACGTAGATGCCGCGCAAGGTCTGGGGATTGATTACCATAGTTTATGTTCCTCCTTCTCTTCGTCAGGTTCCGGCGGCAGGAACGGTCAGGCCAGTGCCGATATCCACGGCGACGCCGCTGCCATCCACGCGGACCACCAGCCCGGCAACTGAAGCTCCCGTGGCCAGAGCGGTTACAGTCTGATCGTCCTGAATGTAGCAGGGCTTGAGTACATGGGCCGCTGTCACCTTATTCGCCGCAGTAGAAGTATTGGCGTAGATAAAGACTCCCCGCAGAACCCGAATGACCGCTTCGCCGTCCTCGCCGGTGTTCTCCACAGTTTCCTCCGCACGCCCCGCGGCAGTCAGACCCGCTGCTTTCTTTCCGGGAACCGCGTATCCGTCAGCGTCCAAGGCCACCAGCGCGCCCTGATAGATAGTGGTCTTGCCCTTCACAGGCAGAACCATCAGCTTCCCGCCGTTCATGATTTCGGCGGTATCACGTTCGCTCGTCAATGCTCCCATGGATTACATCTCCTTTCCGTATTTCTCAAGGTCCTCCTGACTGACGCCCAGCAGCTTGCACACCAGAGCAGTCGTCTCATCCGGCGCGTCAGCTTTCAGTTCCAGCGAACTCTCCGGAAGGAACTCACCCATAGGGACCACCTGCGGGGCTTTCTCCGTGAATGCGCTGAAACCTTTGGGGTCAGACAGCGCGTAACTTTGTGCCCAATCCTTCTGCGCCGGAGTAATCTTGCCAGCCTTCAATGCCAGGGTAACGGCCTCATCCGCGTCCCGCCGGGCAGTCTGCTGCTTCATAGCTTTCAGTTCCTCCAGCACGTTGACGCCATCAATAGTGCCGCTCTTGAGTTCCATAATCTTCGCGGTTACATCCTCGGCAGGCGCTCCGGCTTTCAGACCCAGCAGTTCACAGACCGCCTTGTTGGAAACGGTGGTTTCTTCCCCGGACTGTTTGCTCTCCTTCAGGGTCTTGTTCTCCGCAAGCATCGCCTGAACCGCCTCCGCAATCTGTTCCTCAGTGGCATCCGGACCCAGGCCCAGCAGCGCCGCCAGCTTCTTCATATCCATGCTCTGTTCTCCTTCTTCAAAATTTTCGGAATTGACAATGGGCTTCATATGCTCAATCGCAGGGGTATTGGTCAGGGCCAGGGAGTGCAGACCTACAGCTTTGTTGTCGGACTTCCGGACGTTGACCACAGGGGAGAGATAGCGGTACTCTTTGTTCTTCAGGTATTCCGCACCGCGCGGCGTCCACTCGACAACGGCCACGATGTTCCCACCCTCCAGCTTCAGCTCCTTCACCCATCCGGCGGCAGGAGCTTCCACGCCCTTGAGGGTCTGATGCTCGTAATCCACCACCAGGTCCACACCGCGCCGGGCAATCTGCTCCTGCATCGCCCGGAAGCTGTCCTCGTCCACCTCGAACGCGCCTTTGGAACTGACCACATGACCCAAAGGCAGAACGGCGATTGTGCCGGGAACGCCAGAAAGCTCCACCTCACCGCCCTTCAGAATGAAAATCTCCTTCATTTACCAGCCTCCTTGTTTGTGCCGCTCTGATATGCCGTTATAACGCCGTTAGAACGCTCTCTGACGGACTTGGAGCGGTCCCCTTGAGTAATTTGACACAGCTCTTTATCAAAACGCTGTACGGCTATTTACGGCTGTTCTCCTGTTCGCGCTGCCGGAATGCTTTTATCAGTGGTTCCGGATAGCCTTTCAAATCAGGCTTGAAGCGGACCTTTGCCGGATTGGTTCCAAAATGCGGGTCGGGCGCTACTGCCGGGAATTCCGTTTCCACGGTCAGTCCTCTCTGCTTCATCTGCCGTC